TCAATTATTACAACCTTATAGAGTTATTAGATTGAATAATATATTAGGAGGATAAATGCCAAGTGTATCTAATATAGGAAAGTTAAGAAATAAAATAACTATACAAAATACAAATTTATCTACTGATAATATGGGTGGTTATACAACAGGAAGATCAACACATATAACTGCGTTTGCTAAAATGACACCAAAAAGTGGTAAGCAAATTTTTACAGATAAAACAGGAAGACAAGTTGAGAATCCACATACATACGAATTTTTAATTAGATATAGAGATGGTATAACTACAACAATGAGAATCTTGTTTGGTACTAGAAGTTTTGATATAATAAAAATAAATGATCAAAATGATTTTAAAAATTATATTACTATTGAAGCTATTGAGAATGTAGGTACATAATGCAAATTAATATAAATGTTAAAAATTTAAAAAATGCTATGGCTAAATTAAAAAATCTTGAAAAAGATTTAGAGCCTGACTTCCAAGAAGTTGTAAAAGGTGGTGCGCAACAAATAAGAGGGGAAGCTATTAAATCAATACAAACTGGTGCTAAATCTGGGATAGTATATGAAAAATATAATCCTAGAAGAACACATAGAGCATCAGCTCCAGGTCAAGCACCAGCAAGTGATACTGGAAATTTAGTTAGTAAAATTACTATTAGACAAGATGGTAAAGATAAAACTAATGTAGAAAGTAATGCTGATTATTCTGCTTTTTTAGAATATGGTACAAGTAAAATGGAACCAAGACCATTTATGCTACCAGCTTTTGAAAAAAGTAAAAAGCCAATTATTAACGCAGTATTTAATAGAGTGAAAAGAAAAATTGAGGAGTTAGTTAAATGAGTGATTATGCAGTTGCTTTACAAACAGCAGTCTATAATGCTTTAACAGGAAGTACACCTTTAACTAATGTAGCAGGAGTATATGATTTCGTTCCAGAAGGAAGTAGTTTTCCTTATGTAAAAATAGGCGATCAAACAATGGTTGATGATGGAACTAAAACAAAACAAGGAAGTGATTTTACCCTTATTATCCACACTTTCTCAAGATATAGAGGAAGCAAGGAGATTAAAGAAATTATGTCGTTAGTTTACGATATATTACATGAATCAAGTCTAACAGTTTCTGGAGCCATGAATAATATGAGATTTGAATTTTCTGATATTATCAAGGAACCTGATGGCTTAACAACACATGGAGTACAAAGGTTTAGAACTTTTGTATTAACAAATTAAAATATAAATAGGAGGAATATAAAATGGCAGCAGGAAAAGGTAGTAGCTTTTTATTAAAAGAAAATAGCACAGGAACACCAGCAACAGTTGGTGGTATGAGAAGTACATCTATGACTATCAATGGAGAAATGGTAGATATTACAGATAAAGATTCAAACGCATTCATAACAAGTGGTAATGACAAAGCAAGATTATTATTACAAGGTGGAGGTGTTAGAAGTATGTCTTTATCAGCAAGTGGAGTATTTACAGATTCATCAACAGAAAACCTTGTAAGAGGATTTGCTTTTGATGGAGCAATACAAAACTATGATTTGGTATTTTCAGATGGTTCTAAAATAGCTGGAGCTTTTTTGGTAACAAGTTATGAAAGAGCAGGAGAATATAATGGTGAGGAAACTTACTCTTTGACTCTTGAATCTTCAGGTACAATAGCATATACTAACGCATAATAATATTTGAATTATGGATTATACAGATGGGTTTAAAGTGGTAGAAATAAAATTTCAAGGCGAGTCCTATAATGGTTTTTACAAGGTCACTAGAAAGGGTGTAATAACTGTTGAAACAAGAAAAGATGTTCCTATCAAACCCTATGATAAAATTACAATCGGTGTAGATGAAGTTATTGTTCAGAAAGTACAAATTTTTCAAAGCAGGTGCGAAATTACTTGCGAAGCTATAAAGTCAAGTGATATAATTAAAGCAAATAAAACTTTGAAAAAACTAAAAAAATCTGAACAATCAACAGAAAAGGATACCGATGGCGAATCAGTATAAAGGCGAAATTAAAGGCAATCTGGGAGGACAAGATAGAACTTTCAGATTGACCTTTGATTCTATTGTAAATATAGAAAACAGAACTGGTAAATCAATTATGAATATTACCAATGATTTAGCTATGACTAAATATTCTATGAAAGATCTAGTCATAGTTTTACACGAAGCACTTATGGGAGCAGGAAGTAAAGTAGTTCAAAGTGCAGTAGGAGATATGGTAATACAAACTGGTCTTATTAAAGCAGGAGTTTTAACAGGAGAAGTTTTAGGAACTATATTTACAGGAGAAACTAAACAAGAAGATTCCCCTTTAGTACAGGGGGAGAACGAGCAGAAAAATACCCAATCCAGCAATACCTAGAAATAGGTCTTGGTGTATTAAGATTCTCCCCAAAAGTATTTTGGGATTTATCAATTACAGAATTTATGTCAGCTTTAGAGGGTTATAAACTTTCAAAAGGTAATAAGAAAGCTGAACCAACACAAAGAAAAGAATTAGAAGAACTTATGAGGAGATTTCCAGACTAATGGCAAGTAATATAGCAACAATACGAGTAGAACTTATAGCAAACGCACAAAAGTTTAAATCTAATATAGATAAGGCATCTACAAATTTAAAAAAGTTTGATAAAGTCACTGCTAAAACACAAAAAGGCTCTAAGAAATTAGCTAGTGTATTTCAAAATACTGCTGGTTCTATTGCGGCAGTACAAGGTCCACTTGGTCCAGTAGCAGGTAGAATTAGTTCTATTGGTGCTATGCTTGGTAGAGTTAATCCTTTGGTTTTATTATTTACTGGTGCATTTGTTGCGGCAGGTGTTGCTATTACTAAATTTGCTAAAGCTGGTGCACAAGCTGAATCACAATTTTTAAAATTAGAAGCATTACTTAAAGCAACTGGTAATGCGGCAAAACAAACTGGTACTGATATTGAAGCTATGGCTAGAGAGATAGGTATTGGTACATTAGCAAGTGTACAAGGTGCAAGAGATGCGGCAGGAGTTTTATTAACTTTTAAATCTATATCAGGTTCTACTTTCAAAGAAACTTTAAAACTAACACAAGACCTTGCGGCAGTAGGTTTTGGTAGTATGAAAACTGCGGCATTACAATTAGGTAAAGCATTAGAAGATCCTGAAACTGGTTTATCTGCTTTGCGTAGAGTTGGTGTATCTTTTACTGAACAACAAAAAGATCAAATTAAAGTTCTTGCTATGACTGGAAGACAGTTCGAAGCACAAGGGTTAATTATTGAAACTTTAAAAGAACAAGTTGGTGGTGCAGGAGAGGGAGCAGCAGGTGGATTAGCTGGTGCGTATGATACATTAAAAGAAAATATGCAATTATTTTTTGAACAAAACGCATTTGGTGCATTAATTGTATCAAAACTTACTGATGGCTTGAATAGTATGAACGAAGCATTAGGTGGAACTTTAAGACAAGTCAAAGAACTTCCTGATAATGAAAAAGAATTAAATGAAGTTAGAGAACAAACTCTTAAATTAATTCATCAAGAGATAGATGATCTACATACAATGATTAAAAGAAAAGATCAACTCGGTATAACTGATGCTAAAGAGTTTGCTATGTTAACTAAACAAATCATACAGAAAAAATTTGATATAAAATTAAATAGTAAAATATTAGAAGATATTAAAGCAAAGAAAAAAGCATTAGAAGAAGAAATACCTATTATTAATAAAGCTGATGACATTAGAAAAAAAAATATGAAAAAGCAAATGAGAGCTATGGAAGATGAAGTTAATTTAGCTTTAGCTGGTAGTGATAAAAAAAGGTTTGTTATAGAACAAGAAAATAAATTAAGAGATGCTTTAATAAGTAAATTAGGCGATAGTAAAGAAGCTATGATTGCAATTAATACAATACTTGACGAACAAAGAGGTAAATTTGAAGAAAATGCAGAAGTAATGGTTGAATTTAGAAATGATCTTGAAGATGTTGAACAAATAGCAACAGGAGTAGCAAACGAAATAAGTAAAGTTGGCGATACCATAGTAGATGCTTTTTTAAGAGGTAAAGCAGGAGCATTAGATTTTAAAAATATTTTAAGAGAATTAATTATAAGTATTCAAAAAACTATTATTCAAACTTTGATTTTAGATCAAGTTAACAAATTTGTTAAAGATACTATAACAGGAATATTTTCACCAAAAGCTCCTATAATGGGTACAGTAAAATTACCACCATCACAAAAAGCAGGTGGAGGTCAAGTACAAGCAGGAACTCCTACGATGGTTGGAGAAAGAGGTCCAGAGTTATTTGTACCAA